AGCGTATGTTGAAATCCACTGGACAGTCAGTATAATAAATAAAGGGAGGTTCTGAATTATGTTGAATGCGATAAGAAGTAATATGCCGCAGATGAGCCGTTACCCTGAAGTTCCCGGCATCAAACCGTTGTTCCATTCTGTACGGGACATCGCTTTGATTCTGGATAAAACTGTTCAGGCGGGTTACGGCTATTTGCAGGCGGGCACAGTGATGGCCATCAACCTCAGCACCGGTGGCGCTGGTGGTTATGGCAAGCTGATTCCTTATGTCCCCTTGTCGGGAGATGTTGTTCTCGGTAAGGATTCGGCAATAGGTATAGCACCTGTTGTTTTAGATAGTATTACCGATCATGTCTATGTGTCTCTAAATGACTCTTACAAGTTTGAAGTAGGTGACTTTCTATGGGTAGATAATGATAGTGATGACGGTCCTGTTACAGGAGGTGTTATCTCTGCTATTGATCGGTTGACTTCTACTCTGTATGCAGACATTACGGTAGCTTCATTGACTGCAACGCATGTCACGGTTGTGAAGAAGTCTTATGTTTATGTGATGGGTGGGGCTGGAGGGAACAATGTAGCTGCTTACATCCTCGACAAAGACATTGACACAGGTTATGGTTCGGAAGCGTTGGGAGCCCTCACTTCGGTAGTGGTCTCTAATGCAATCCTTTACAAGAATAGTCTTATCAACATGACTGCGGCTGCTATTACGGCTCTCGGTATTGTTGACGGACGTTTCTTCATTTTGAAGTAAGGAGGGTGGCACATGAAAGGTTCGACTGGTATCCCGGCCCTTCAGCTTGTCACCTTGAACAAGCTGATTTCTAAGTTCGTCAGACCCCCGAGTAATTTCTTTACGAATTTGTTCCCGTCTACTCAGTATGACTCGGACACAATTGAATGGGAAATGGAGTACGGTTCTGGCGGTATGACTCCGTTCGTAGCACCTGGTTCTGTTGCCCCGGCTATCGGTATTGATGGTATCGGGTCAGCATCCGCGAAAGCTGCGTTCTGGAAGGAGAAGATGTATTTTGATGAGGAGTTCCTCAATAACATGAGGGAACCTGGTACCTACGCAACGTATCTGAAAGCAGAACGTCAGTTGGCAAAGGGTGCCCAGAAACTCAAATGGCGTGTTGATCGTCGGCGTGAGTGGATGGTGTCCCAGATGCTGTTCAACGGCACTCTGTCTTACATTCAGGTTGGTGGGTTGAAGTTTGCAGTCAGCTACGGTATTCCCGATCACCACATGGTAACTCTTGATGATTCCCGTAACTGGAAAGATGGTGCTTCCCGTAATCCGATGGAAGACATCTTCGATGCAAAACAGACCATGCTTGATGATGCAATGGTAGCTCCTAACCACTGCATTATGAACACCCAGATGCTGAAAGTTCTCTTGTTCGACACGAACATTCAGGCTCTTTTGGCTAAGAGTGCTTTCGGTAACGGTGATCTGTTCAGCAATCCTTCAGGTGTTATCTCTAATCTGTTGGGTATCGGTAAAGTCACTCTATACGATGAACTCTATGAAGTTCAGGCGTGGCTTACGGCTACAGTCGGTAGCACGACTATTTCTATTGATGATGTGACTGACTTTGAAGTAGGCGGGAAAGTTCGTTTCTACAACATGGCGGCTTACAACACCTATGAAGATGAAGTCATCACCGCTGTCAACAAAGTAGCAGGTACGATCACTGTCGGTCAGGAACCTACTTACAAGTTTGTCGGTGGTAGGGATAAAGTTGTTATGCGGAAGAAGTTCATTCCGGATAATACTTTCTTCATGTTTGCTGATTCTGCTGGTGGTTCAAAGATTGCAGAGTTCATGGAAGCACCGTACGGCAATACCCGTAGATGGGGTTTCTTTGCTGACACGAAAGATGAGTGGGATCCTGAAGGTACGTGGCTGAGAGTGCAGGATAAGGGCTTGCCCGTTCTGTACAATCCGGATACGACTTACAAGATTACTGCTTTTGATCTTGATGAGTATTAATATTAATGGAGGTCAATCATCATGAAGGTTCAACTTTTGGTGAATCTCAAAGTAAGAGACGGACGTATCATATCAGCGGGCTCGGTGTTTTCCGATGAGGTGACACCGATGCCCGAGTTTATTGAACACTGTCTGAATAAGGGGAGGGCTAAGATTATTGATCACAGACCCTCTCCTTTATCTTCTGTTAAAGCGGAAGAAACCAAAGTTGTTGAGGCTAAGTTGAAAGAAGTAAAAGCACCATCACTTCCTGATAGAAAAGTCACAGCAGCTAAGAAACCGATTGTTCAAAAGAAACCGATTGTTCTCATTAAGAAAGGAGCAAAGAATGGCTAAGAAACCCGTTCCGCCTAAGAAAGGCAACCCTGCATTCCCTCCTAAAGGATCGGGCAAAGGGGCTGTCGTTCCTGCTAATAAGAAGCCCATCCCCCCTGGTAGTAAGGGAGTGGTTCCTCCTAAGAAAGGGGCAGCAGTAGTACCGCCTAAGAATCCTAAGAAAAAGAAGTAAAGGAGAGACATCATGGCATTGGTTACATTTAGTTCGGCTGATGATTTAGCGGACATACTAAAAATCCAATTGTCCTCATTGTCTGATCTTATTACTGCTGATGGTTATGAATTTGTATGTTTTGTGGCAGAACAAGAGTTGGGTTGGTTATATCCTGTAACCGACCCAACTCGTCAGTATTGGTTGATCAAACGAGCCACTCGTCACGCATTGAATGTCTTACGGATAGCCTCCGCAAATAAATTCAAATACAAATTAGCTAATCTTCAACAGCGTTTCGAGCATTTTGACAAGCTCATAACAGATATGGATGTTGAGTATGGAACAGCTATGAACACCAATGTTGCTTTGTTTGCTGGAGTTGACTCTTATCGAATGTTTGGTACAAAAATTGATGCCGGTTTCTCTTATGGTGTTGATGGTTCTGATGTAACTTATGATGTGGATCGCTATGTGAACTTTGCTCCTATAGGAGATTAAAATGACTATAGGACTTGGGCAACTTATGAAAGAAATTCCTCTAAGTCAGGGAAAAGTATCCTATGTTGATGAGGATTTTGAATATCTAAATCAATGGAAGTGGTCTGTTTTAAAATCCGATAAAGGAGGGAGGGAATTATTTTATGCTTACCGGATGGATTATACAGGAGATAAACCTGTTCCTGTAATGATGCACCGTTTAATAACGAAAACACCTGATGGGGAACAACCTGATCATCAGGATCACAATGGTTTAAATAATCAAAAATATAATCTAAGAAATTGTGCCCATAAACAAAATCAAGGTAATCAGAGATATTGTTTAAATAAGGTATCAAAGTATAAAGGTGTGTCTTTTTTTAAGGGCAGGAATAGACCGTGGTTTGCTCAAATAACGGTTGAAGGTATGAGATACCATAAAGGGGGTTTTGATGAAGAAATAGAAGCAGCTTTATGGTATGATAGTATGGCTAAGAAATTATTTGGAGAGTTTGCTTATCTTAATTTTCCTGATTCAAGGAGAGTGTCTTATGTCTAGTCTGGGATTAGGAGCAGATATTCGTGAGGTCTACACTGAACTTGGAACTGCGGTCAGTGTCATTACCCGAACTCCTATTATAACAGGAGAGACAGTTCTCTATGACATCAATGCTCAAGCAACTAAACCATTTATCCGTGAGCATCACTTAGACAGTACCTTTCCATATGATACTGAAATAACAGTTAATGATGTTGTCCAGTTTACCAAAACTGGAGATCATTATCTGATTATGAATAAAACACCTGAAATGTTTGAAGACAGTGTTGTGGAATATAGTGTGGTTCTTTATAAGTGCAATCTGTCTACCTCAGTACATGTCCTAAGACCGATTGAAATCAGGGATGCTGCTACATATAATATGGTAGTAGGATGGCATGTAGCCATAGACTCTCCTATATATGGTCTTATGTCTGATCGTATATTTGGTTCTTCCTTGGAAGAAGGAAGTCGTATGGCAGGACAATTCCAGATATGGAGAATTGACTTATATATTCCTAAATTCTACGGTATCAAACCTTTAGATCGGATTGTTATATCTGAACATGAATATTACAAAGTAGAGTCCATTGATGATTATTCTTATCCTGGAGTATCCGTAGCTCTACTTGTTGAAGATACAAGACTGGTCTCCATAATTATAGATGATGATGTTTATGGAGATGATGAATATGGTTAAAATTGAGGTTAATAAAACCCATTTAACTCATATATTTGATTGCTTAGCCAATTTAAAAAAGATGGCTTTACAGCATCACAAGAGTATTCCTGAGGATAGTGCTAGGGAATATTCGATGTTACTAAAAGGTAATATTGAGTCACAGAAGTTTGCAAGTAATTATCCCAGACTTGGTAAGTGGAAAGATGGAGAATCCAATGCAAGTAAATTCTGGTTATGGTATGGAGATGCTTTAAAGTCTATTTCTTTCAATAAGATAGGTAAAGACTCGTGGTTCGCTGGATTTGGTACTGGAGCTGGTTCTGCTTCGACTGTCGCAGGTATTAAAAAGAGTAAACCAAATAAGTCGGTTTCAGATAGACCAAAGTTTACAAGTGCTTTAAGCAAAGATACTTTGCGAATGGCAGGAATGGCTGATAAGAATGTTTACAAACAAATATCTGGAAAGACCCGGGCAGAGTCCCAGGCTATATTTAGAGCAGCACAAGCAACTAGGAACGAAGAACGGGCGGCATTTAAGGCCGTTAATCCAAGAGCGGCTCGTCGGTCAGATCAGGAGGCGGCAGCTCATAGAAATGTAATGAGTGAAGGTGTTTCTCGACCATCATGGTTCGTTCCGGGCATGTCTGCAAATGCTTATGCCGCTGCTATTGCGGCTGAGAGAGGTGTCCATGTGAGTAAGTCCATAAGTTTTGGACATGAACCGAGAAAAAAGAAAATAATTTTAGCAGAGGAACCATAATTATGGCTAAGAAACATATAACGAAACCTGTTAATGAGTATGTGTGGGCTATAGAAAGAGGATATACTCCTAAAAAGATACCACCTCGACCCATTGTGGCTCCTACTTTAGTGGAATTTAGAGAAGTATTTAAGAATAAGGTCACCGCTGCAATGAATGATATGAAAGGCACGTGGAAATAACATGCTACATCCACTTTCAAAAGAAACTAATGTCAGACAGTCTCTAAAGAAATACTTTGTGGACAACCTAGGTACTACCGTGACATTTGATACTTCTTTAGCAGCACCTGATGTTAGAGTTCAAGGGGCTGCGGCAGTTAAGCAATGGTACAATGTAGACTTCGGAGAATTTGGAAGAGATTCCCTTGCTTTATTTTATATGGACGTGTATTGTTTATCTCGACAAGATCCAGAGGGGGTTAAATTAACGGAATCTGCCGATACTCTGATGGATCTTTTAGTTGACTCCACTAAGACTGATGGTATGCGGAGGATTAATCTCTATGATGTCAGTAAGAGTCCTTGGGAAGTGTTAGGAGCCATGGTTGTACAAGATGTGTGGGAAGCTCCTACACAAGATGTGGTAGAAGATGAAACGAAACTCAAACTGTTTTCAGTGAGGTTGAGATGGGGAGCCAGGATGTAAAGAACTTTGTTGCTTGCGAAAAATGTGGTAAGAAGCTCATTGAGAGAAAGAAGAATGGTATTTGGCATTTTATCTTTGGTAAACCTGGGGGAAATGGGGATTCATTTATTCCAGTAGAAATGTTCATACAAGGCAATGTGAAATTGAAGTGTCTGAGAAGGACTTGTGGCCATTGGCAAATTTTGCAGTATTTTCCAATGGTTTTTGATATAAAGGAAAAAGATGCAGCCTCTGAAATGTAAGGTAGAAATTTGTCAAAGTAATTCTTATCTTAGAGGATATTGTCCACGACATTATGCTCAAATACAGAGACTTGGATACATAAAAGAAAGAAAAAGCGGCTATTGCTTATAGAAAAGCAGCAACGGAGTATTTTGGGGAATTTATTCCCCTAAGCGGGTTAATACAATCAGAGGAGTCTGAATCCCGACAAACTGTAGTTGAGTAGTTGAACACATTAAACAAGAATTTAAGGAGGTAAAAAATGGCTTTAACACGAACCGGTCCTTTGACCATCAATCCCCAAGCAGTTGCCTTAGGGTTGGCACAGATCAGAGTAGGTGTTTCCGCATCTAATATTGGGACAGCCTCACCTGCTCTAGAAAGCACTGATTCTATTGGTGCTCTGTCCGGCACGAAGTTCGCAGGCAAAACTGACTATTGGAAATTGGAGTCTGGGTTTCCGCTCTTAGAGGATTATACTCTTCCGATCAGGGAAGCATGTTCTCTTGAATGCGGATTTAAAGAAATCTCAATGGCCAATCTGGCCCTTTCCCGCGGTCTTGATCCTGCTGACTTTGATGAATATGAGGAGTATAGTGTAGCAAGCATTTCACTCGGTGGCTTAGTTGCCCCTGTGTATGTGAGAATGGAAGCAATCTACACGTTCCCTGACAATCTGAGTCAGATGGCTATCATCTTCCCGAGAGCAAATATTGTAAGCTCAATGGAACTTGATATGAAGGCTGAAGATGCGGCTGTTGTTCCTATCACGTTTGAGGCTAAACGCGCTGATAGTGGTGTTCTAGGCGGCAGTGCTGTTTGGGATTCCATGCCTCTTGGTACCATTGTCTTTCTCTCTGGAGCAGACATGGTGTAGTTTCTAAACAATGCAATTCAACTTCCCCTCGGTCTCATAGCCGAGGGGAAGATTCTCTCAAAGGAGAAACACGATGGATGAAAAACGACTTAATCCTGACATAAGAATCATCACTTATGGGAAACGAGAATTAAAAGAACTCACCTTATATCCCCTCTCAATCGGCGATCAATTTAAGGTAACAGACATGGTTACTGGAATCGTTCAGAGGCTTGTTGTAGGACAACGAGATGGTAATCTGGATGATTTAGTATTTATGACTGCTGTGATGAATGCCTTAGAAGCTAATCTGGGAAAGATTCTTGTATTGATCTCTGACATACCCGAAACCGAAATATCTGAAGTAATTAATAATTTGACAAATACACAGTTTGTGGACATAGTTGATTCTGTCTGGACTGTTGATTTTGAGCCAGCACTAAAAAAAGGGAAGAACCTCTTCGAGAGGGGCAAGAGCGTGTTCGGTTCGGAGAGGTCGTCACAGACTTCCTTCAGTTCTACCCCCAGTACAGACTTGAAGACATCTATCGGAAACGATACCGAGACGGCGGAATAGCTCTCTGCCAGATGTTGTACTTGCACGAACACGCTATGGATCGGAAGATCCGAGATATGAAGTTTTCTGCCGTCCTGCATGGTGCAGATCCAGCTAGTCTGGAAGATAAAGAGGAATTGTTCAAGACCACGAATGACAATCTTGTGTTCGGTGATCCTGCTGATTATGAGAAACTTGATGAGGAGGAAAAGAAGAAGCTGACAGATAAGATGAGGAAAAAGTTTTTTCAGTTTGCAGGAGTGAAAGAAAATGGCTAGTGAAAGTGGAGCAGATGCAAATTTAGGACTTGGTGTTGTATTTACTGCTAAAATTGATGGTTTTGATCAACAGTTAAAATCAATTCAAGATCAATTAGCGGCCTTTGCTACAAAGTTAGAGGGCATAGGAGCAACTGCTAAAGGAACTGGTGATGCCCTTGTAAAAGCCAATGTTGATGCTGAGAAAGCCATTCAAAAAGTAGTATCAATTACTGCTGAGGCTAATTCTAAGATTGAGCAGTTTAGTAAAGGTTCTAATACATTAGCCAGTTCCATAAAGGGAGCTGCTAATGCTTCTGGAGAGTATCACAGATCAATCAAAGAAACGTATGCGGCTTTGTCTGGATTACAAGCCCCTACGATGTCTCAAGTTCATGCTGCAACACAATCCGAACAATCATGGAGTGCTGTTTCCAAAAGATTTAGGGAAGCAGAAGGTTCGTCTGTTGGACTCAAAAAAGCTCTGGCCTCAGTTGCCATAGAAACTAATGGCGATGTTCTTCGTTTTAATCAGTTGTCTGGAGAACTGATGAAAAATGAAAAAGTAGTAATGCAGGCTAATGCTTCTTATAAAAAACTCGTAGGAACACTTGGTGTTGATGCACTTCCACGATATAATAAAGATTGGGCAGCTAGTCTTGACCGTGTGAAAATGTCTTCTTCTACTTTGAATGGAGAACTGTTTCGCACAAATACTGGTGTTGTCATATCTAAAGGTAATTTTGCATCATTACAGTATGAATTGGCTGCGACAAAAACAAAATTTGGTGATGTTGCTTGGGCTACTATCGAAGCAGATAAACGAATGGGATCTGGTATTCGTACCGTGTCTCAATTGAAACAAGAGTTAAAATTAGCTACCATTGAACAGGATAAGTTTGCTAAGTTCACGAAACTTGCCAATACTGTAATAAATGAAGTCGCTTCAGCTATGGAAACAGCAGGTAAGTCAAGTGCTGCTTGGGTAGCAGGAGTTGACAAAGTAGGAGTAGCAACAGCATTTGCCCGAGGAGAGATGGTAAATGCCAACGGCACAATGCTCCAGTTGGGAAAGAATTTTAACACGCTTGCGGCTGAAGTAGAAAAAGTAGTGAAACCTACAAATATGTCTGCTGAAACCTTTCAGAAATTGAAGGATAAAGTAGGTTCTTCCATAACAAGTGTGGGTCAGTTTAAAAATGCAGTGGCTTCAAGTGCCAAAGAAATTGAAACAGCTCATGCTAAACAACAGGCTTATAATACAGCACACACAGAGTTTTCTAAGGTAGCTGGATTAAGTGAATCTGCTGTCAGAATGTTTGCAACATCTGTGGCAGGCAGTTATCGTACTATGGAGTCAGGTCTTCCAGTAGCTAAAAAATTAGGTCAAGCTACATTAGACCATGCTGAAAATATAAGGAAAGCTACTTTTCAAAATGATATTTATCGAGCAAGTTACCCTAAATTGTTTGATGCTATGGGCAGCACAGAACCAGCACTCAAAAATTTTGGTGTGCAGGCTGATGCTCTTACAAAGAAATTAGATGGCCATGCAGAAAAAAATCAGTTGATTGGTAGACAATTGGGTGTTTTGGCTTCAAATTATAACACTGCTGAAAGTGGAGCTGTGAGATTTGGTGAAGCTATAAAAAAAGCAGGCGGCGCTCATGGTGCAAGTGCCCTTCAAATTCAGAGCTTACTTAAACAAGTGGATGCTGGATCTATTTCGTATGGGCAAGCTACAAAATCTTTGAATGAGTATCAGGGAGGCATAACTAAAACAGGGAGTGCAACAAAAACAGCTTCTTCTTTTATGGATGGTCTTACTGGAAAAATACTTGGT